AGATACTGGGTGATCCGCAACAGGGCGGACAAGAGATGGGGGCAGACTCAGCAGTGTCTAGTCCACCTTAAGAAGTTCTTCTAGGACACATTCATCGCTCTAGAGTGCTGAATGTGCTACAGTGGGTGCTGTGTGCTACAGTCCCGTGCTACAGTAAAAATGGTCTACTGTAGCACACTCAAGTTGTTGTTTTTAAAGGGTTTTTTGGCAAATGTGCTACAGTAAAAGTAGTGTAGCTCAAATTATATACGTGGGTGTGGGTGAGGGGTGCTGATATTCAGCACCCCTATATGCCTATCGGCTATATCTACCCCACTCTGATATACTGTCCCTAACGTGTCGCGTTATATATTGGATGGTTTGGGGGGTTTACTGTAGCACAGTAGCACATTGAACAAAAAAGCCTTTAAAAACAACAGGTTGAGTGTGCTACAGTGGTCGTTTTTTACTGTAGCACGCACTGTAGCACAGTAGCACATTCAACACTCATTAGCGTGCTGAATTAGGGTTTACCATTAGTTGTGTGATATCATTAGTGATTAGTCTGAGGTCTGAGTTCAGGTCTTCTAGTTCAGTGATGGGCTCCTTGAGTGTGGGGCTAAAAACAGTCGCTGCGATCCTTGCCCTGGGCACCCAATCTTTTGACCCTCACGCGAGTTACAGAGTTCTCACTAAGGACTACGAATCTTAGATCTAGGATCCTTCGCTCTAGGCTTCGAGTCCGAGCATCGGGCTTGAGCTCCCTGATCCTAGATCCAAGACTCAATAGTCTCTGATCCAGGATCGCAGACGCTCGCACGCGAGTAGAAAGATTATCAGTAAGAGCTCAAAGTCCTGGATCCTGGATCATCTGGTCTTGGTCTCCTCGGCTCATTCCCGGTGTGGGTGCTTACTAACGTAGGGGGCAAAATAATAGGGGTTAACCCTTGCGGGTTAACCCCTAAGCACTAACCCCTAAGGGTTAGGCTGTAGCGGCTGGCACCAGCCATTTGTTGCGCAGCGCATAGGTGACAAATTGCGCTGGCACGGTACCGGGCACCAGTGCTGCAATTTGCGCCTGTGTGGCGCCTTGTGGGTTGCCGCACCCCGCAGCGCACAATGCCGCAAACCATTGTGCAGTGTGCGCTTTGCCAACTCGGTACGGCTTAGCGCCAACTATGGTAAGCGCAGGGGGCAGTACCGGCAGCTTGCCCGGGGCCTTTGCGGTAGCCAGTGCTTGGTTGCTTTTGGGCAACTGGGCATAGGGTACGCCAGCAAAGGTGGCCGGTACCTGCACGGTAGCAGCGGGTACCTGCACGGTAACAGGCGCCGCTACCGTTGCGGCAACCAGCGCGGTAAACGCACTGGCAGCGGGGTTAGCAGCGGGCGCTGCGGGCTTTGCAGCGGGCGCTGCGGGCTTTGTGGGTTTTGTGTGGTTTGCCATTTGGCTAACCCCCTAAGTAGCACCGCAACATTGCGGCAAGCATATACAAGCAAGCTGCGTGCCAGCCCCTATAGCCTACCTGTCAAGGGCTAACCCTTAAGGGCTAACCCTAGGTAGTGCCACAAAGTGTAATGTTAGCACGCCCTTACATTACCATTTACGGTACACAGGGTTAACCCTGTGGCGTAGGAGCAACGTAGCATCGGCACCACGTAGCGTGAACGCAACAGTGGCTAGAAAACAACGGGTCCCATATGTAAGCGGATGTAACAATCGGTTCCCAAATCCTGGCACTGCGGGGGCTAGCGGAGGGGTCTGTCTGCACTCTCGTAACTTAGTCCTGAGAATTTTTCGATGAAAAATTTTACAGAGAGAACTAGGAGTTCCGCCATCCAAATTTCGTCGAAAAATTTTTACAGTCGGGCTGCTTGTCTTCAGTGCGTGCGCGTGGTATGCTTGGTGGACGCTCGCACGTGAGCGCTCACCAAGGAGAATGATATGAAGCATCCCCCCGGCTGTCCCACTCACATGTGCGCCCCGAAAGAGTTCAGGCGCACGCCCAACCTCACCGGCTCCTTTGAGCTGGACAAGACGATCCACCAGAATCCGAACCGAGACATGCGTGATAGGCTTGCGTTCTACGCGGGTATTCAAGCAGGCCCCCACAGGAGCACCGAGGGGTACGGCCCTCGGACGAACTACGATGGATATGACGGATACTCCGGAGATGAGTGAGACCTCCCCGGTCGGGGAAGTCTCACTCTCACGCCCCGTAGGGGCTCCCACGGAGACTGAGCTACTCAGGCTCTACGAGATGCAGTATAGGGACAGCCACCTAGCTGCTCTGTGGGCAGTCTACGACCTAGGCCGCGACGATGCGGCGAAGGAGCTCAGAGGTGGCTGAGGACATGCGCCCCAAGGATGGGTCTCGTGGAGCTTATCAAGCCAAGCGAGATCCTAAGTCCTACCCATCATCGAAGATTGCTCTAATCCCTGGGCGACAGCAGGACTGGGTATACGCCCGAGCGCAGTACGAGGCAGGCATTAAGTCAGTAGCCCTGATCGCCAAGGAGATTGGCGTAGGCACGACGTCAGTGTTCGCACACGCATCGAATGAGCATTGGGTGCGAGACCGCGAGGTACTGGCGAAGAAAGAGATTGAGATTAAGGCTAGTCTCGAGCAAGAGGCATCTCAACGGCTAGCCGTTGAGCAGGTACGCGCTGAGCGGGTCAACGCTGAGATGCAGGCGCTGACGCTAGTCAGCCACCGCACGGACATCAAGAGAGCGCGGCTAATCACCATGCGTCTCTTCAAGGAGCTTGAGGAGATGCTGGATAATCTCCCCGCGCTCGAGAATCTCGCCGAAGTCCTACGTGCTGAGGACGACAAGGGGCGTGATAAGCTGAACGACGCGTACCGGCGAGCGATCTCCCTCGGAGATCGAGTGGACATCAACAAGAAGCTGTCCGAGGCACTCAAGGTACAACTCCAACTCGAGCGGCAAGCGTTCGGAATTCAAGGTGCGCTTGAGGACCCAGAGCTCGCCCCCGAGACGCGAGTTGGAGCATCTGAGATTGATGTTATCCTCGGCAAGTTCGACCTCGTCATGAAGCGGAAGGGCACCGTCAGCTCGGGAGGCACGTCCTCCATTCTGGGCGAGGTCGTGGATGTACCCACTCTCAATTGAGCAGAAGCTGCATGCCGCTGAGTTCAGCGACATACCTGAGCTCTGGAGGGTCTTAGAGGAGCATGGAGGGCCAGCCGCTCGTGCATGGCTAGCCGCGCACGATCGATATTACCTGCTTGTCCGCGTACTCCATAGGCTAGATGCTGTCCACCCCTGGCTGTACGCACGCACGCGAGAAGTCGAGGCTGCGCCTGATGGATACCTGGACCTCTGGGCGCGGGAGCACTACAAGTCCACTATCATCACCTACGCTGGCATCATCCAAGAGGTCATCAAGAACCCTGAGATTTGCATCGGCATCTTCAGCCACACTAAGCCGATTGCCAAGGCGTTCCTAGCCCAGATACAGCAGGAGTTGGAGAAGAATGATGACTTGCTCAAACTCTACCCAGATGTCTTCTACGACAATCCAGGTAAGGATAGTCCGAGCTGGTCACTCGACAACGGCCTCACAGTTAGACGAAAGTCCAACCCAAAGGAGCGAACCATTGAGGCTCACGGTTTGGTTGACGGACAGCCGACATCCAAGCACTTCGACTTACTCGTGTACGATGACGTCGTCACTGAGGCATCAGTCTCGACACCAGAGCAGATCCAAAAGACAACAACGTCTTGGGAGCTATCGGACAACTTGGGAAAAGCAGGTGGCCGAAAGTGGCATATCGGCACGCGATATTCGTACGCCGACACCTACGAGACTATGCTGGAGCGCAAAGCAGTCATCCCCCGTGTGTACCCCGCGACGGACGACGGTACGTTCACCGGCACCCCCATTTTCTTCCCGCAAGAAGTCTGGGATGCCAAGCTAATCGCGCAGGGTGAGGCAACAGTAGCCTGTCAACTTCTGCAGAACCCGCTCAGCGGGCAGCAGCGGATGTTCAACGTCGAGGACTACAGAGTCTACGAGGTGCGCCCCGAGGCACTCAACATCTACATCATGGTAGATCCAGCTAGATCTAAGAAGAAGGGCAGCGACAAGACAGCAATCGTAGTTCTGGGGATAGATTATGCCTCAAACAAGTACCTCATCGACGGATTTAACCATCGAATGGATCTTAGGGAGCGATGGACGCGCACGGCTCAGATGTATCACAAATGGAAGAGAGATCCCGGATGCCGTAATATCAAAGTGGGCTACGAGGCCTTCGGTGCCCAAGCAGATCTGGACTACTTTCAAGAGCAGATGGCTACCCCCCAAGGAGGAGGATACTTTGTAATTGATGAGTTGATGTGGCCGCGAGACTCTGAGGGCAGCAAGTCCGACCGCGTTCAACGGCTTGGTCCAGACCTCCGAACGCATAAGTTCTATCTCCCGTACGAAACAGTCGCCGAACGGCTTACAGCCGTTCAACGGAAGTTCACGAATACTGGATACTCGTGGCGAGTGGCTCAGCCCATCCGACGAAAAGATGAGTCAGGCAACATCTACGACCTGACTAAAGAGTTGAAGCTACAGACTCACTTCTTCCCATTCGGTGGGAAGAAGGACGTCATAGATGCGACCAGTCGCATCTATGATATGGAGCCCCACGCGCCGAACTTCCGCGAGCCGAGTTATTTAGAGCCTGAGTATACTTAGTGCTTGCGTGCCTTGCACGCAAGCACTATACTGCGGCGCATGTCCCGCATACCCCCAGAGCTAGGCTCAAGAGTATCTACCAAGACCATCAGTTGGCTTGATCAAGTGATGAAGGCTTGGGGAAGTGAGTTCCATGCCCCAGACCACCGAATTTATCAGTTCGGTGGTGGGAACAACAAGGACTCTACCGACATGGGCCTGACTGGCATCTACGGCGTAGATGCCCCTGAGGTCATGCTACTCGATGGCACGAAATATCCCGACATGCGGGACGGCATCGTTGATTCCTTTGGAGTGTTCGCCAACGGATACGCGAACAATGGATTTGGAGACTATAAAGAGGTTGCTGTTGAGGACAACACTCCCTCTAGAAGCTCTAATCTCCCATACATACCCCCCACGACACCAAGCACCACCATCGTTTGGGGGACGAGCGCCCTATCTATACTGAACTCTACTGTTAACGTCCAAGGCGTTAAGAGCATCGCGGTTAGTCCATCCGGGGTTGCAATATTCAACACCACCACACAACTACATCGTAGTCTAGATTGGGGAAGAACTTGGACTGCGGTAGCGCAAGGTGGAAATTCATTTACCTACACGATGGCTTATGCCAATGGAATCTTCCTTACTGGACAGGAAGGAGCCGTCGGGTATAAGCGATCGATAAACAACGGGCAGTCTTGGACTTCGCCAGGAATCATTGGGGCGGGATTTGGAGGAGGGGTAGTCGCAGCCAATGGTAAGTTCTACTACATGCGGTCAGGCACGACCAATGGCTATTGGAGCACTGATGGCCTAGCTTGGAACTTGATAGTTGCACCCGCTAATGCTAATGGGTGGACAGCCGCAGCGTATGGGAATGGTAAAGTAGTCATCATAGCCATTGCTGGCGCTGACGCAGCGGCAGTCTCTAGCGACAATGGCCTTACTTTCTCGGCTGGTGGTGTTCCGCAACCTGGGTATGTGTGGAACGACATCGCATTTGCGAATGGGGTGTTCTGTATTACACAGTGGAATGCAGGAACGACAAAAGTTGCGACTAGTCCAGATGGGGTTACGTGGACTGTAGGCATGACGCTTCCAGGTGCGGCCACATGCACTGGACTAGTGGTGTATCAGGGAAACTTTTTTGTATTCGGCCCAAACAATGGAAAGATATATTGGTCTGCAGATGGACTAAATTGGGCAATATTCCCAAGTTCATCGCCACCAGTGTGGTGGAGTACTAACTCCAGCACTATTCACATCGCCAGCGATGGGGGAAGTAACATTCTTGCGGTTGTCGGGTTTGCCGGTCCGTTTACTGGAGCAGTATTCACAATACCATGAGCATCAGAATCTCTCAGCTAGACCTTGCCACATCCATTGGGGCAACTGATCAAATAGTGGTTGACCAGGGTAATCCCCCGGTTACTAAGCGAGCCCCAATCAGCCTTGCTATTGGGCCTGGACTTCGCATCAACACACAGACGGGAACAGCGTACACTCTGCAATCTGCAGACAGCCTGCAGACGCTCATACAGATGAACAACGCGTCGCCCATGACGCTGACCATCCCATCGTCCCTGACCCTAGCCTTCCCCGTTGGGACGAATATTTTGGTTGAACGTCTCGGCGCGGGCACACTGACTATTGCGGGAGCGGCGGGCGTAACGCTACAGGGGGCGTCATTAACAGCCCGTGTTCAGTACTCCTTCCTCGGACTTGTTTGCACAGCATTGAACACTTGGGCAGTTTGTGGAGACACCACGTGACCCCTTGGCAGATTATGCAGACGTTGCGTTACAAGGGAACTCGGGATCCTTTTTTCGCCAATGTTCGATTTCTTCTGCACTTCGACGACCCTGCAAATCCACAGATATTCCCAGACGTCATTGGGAACACTTGGGTACATCAGACCCCTGGATCGGACATCACAAATCTCCAAGTATCGAATACTCAAGCCGCAGTATCTAGTGCTGGAAGTCTGCGTGTAAAGAGTGCCGGAGGAACGTCATCAGACTACACTCTTATCGCGAGTCCCCCCATTGGAGGAAACTACTCCATGGGTGCTGGCAACCTATTCACACTAGAGGGGTGGATTTGGTGGACTGGGGACATAAACTCCAGATTAGGTCTGGCGTCCGTGTACAACTCAATATCGTCAGAAATAATCGCGATAAAGTTCAACACTACTAATCAATTCCGATTTTTTACAGCACTTGGCAGCAATCACGACGGCTTTGTTAATCCCCCTCTGAATCAGTGGGTACACCTAGCGATGACATATGATGGAACCACGAAGTATTGGTTCGTCAATGGTGTTCTTCAGGGATCAGTAGTGACGGGCGCTGGTGCGACGCAAACAATCGCGACCTATTTGATGCAGAGCATTGCGTCTGGAGGCAACCCTCCATATGCGTACACTGATGACGTTAGGTTTACAGTCGGAGTGTGCCGATACACGTCCAATTTTTCTGTTCCAACCGCCCCCTATCCAAACTCATGAACACAGACATCCAAGTCGTTGACACCACGCCCGACGCTGAGAACAGCCAGATGGAACTCGTGGCGAAGATGGCTGCGCAAGTGCTGAGCACACACTACCCTGACCACATCTGGATGGTGGGATGGGCTCCGGGCAGAACGTTGATCATCAAGAACATGGCGATCAGTGATGGGCGCTACGGATTCACAATAGATGCTGCGAAAGCAGCGTCAATCTCAGAGCTTGAGAAGGCTGTAGTCTACGGGGGTGGAGAATTGCTTGAGCGTTGTGGTGTGAAGCGTGGCGCGTGGGACGGCGAATTCATGACTCTGCAGAGTCTTAACTAGGAGAACGGCATGGCAGACAAGAAGCAAGCGGATTTCGAGGGAGTGCTCAACCCGAAGCGCGTGGTTGAGCGGCGAGAGGCTGCGGCCTCGGAGCCTGAAGATCGGGCTAAGGGCAAAGACGCTGGTGATCTTCCTGGTCCCGGGTTTAATTTCTTCAAGGGTAAGCAGATGCCTAAGAGAGAGGCAGAGCTTGCTGAGTTGCTTAAGAAAAGGAAGTAGTCATGGTGATGAAGAAGGACAGCGGCCCAGGACTTCCGGAGAGGGCTACTTACAGCCAGAAGCACCCAAAGGGGAATATGAAAACCCGAGACCTAGTCACGGCATCAGGTATTCCCTTAGAGGGGCAGAACGAGTATGTAGGGCCATCTTCTTCAGACGCTGGCGCTGGCCGTGGCGGCAAGAATGCTGGAGACTTGCCGGGGCCAAACAAGGACCTCATCAAGAGGAAGTAATGGCTACGAATCCGCGCACTAAGGGTGATGGTTGGATTGGCGTGGACTTTGATGGCACGCTGGCGCACTACGACTATTTCCGGGGGCGTGACCACGTTGGCGCCCCTGTGGAAGAGATGGTCAAGCGTGTGCGGAAGTGGTTAGCTGAGGGGCGAGATGTTCGACTCTTCACAGCGCGTACTCCATCACCAGCATTGCGGCGATGGATGAAAGAACACCTAGGCGAGATACTCCCCATTACGAATACTAAAGACTCGCACATGCAGGCTCTCTACGATGACCGGGTAGTGCAGGTCAAGCGGAATAAAGGTACGACGCACGAAGACCATGAGAGGCAGGTATGGCAAAAATGAGCCAGACAGAGTCAGTCGCTGCCATTAAGCGAGAGAATGCTCGCTGCATGCACGAGTGGGAGGCATACAAGAATATTCGCTATGCAGAGCTAAGTGTGACTGAGCAAGTCTATGCTTGTGAGCTAGCGCGTATTCAGGGTGAGCGACTTAAAAAGATCTTGGATAAGACGGAGGGTTCATGGCAGAAGTAATGGGTCGGACTCAGCCCCCTACTGCACAGACAGCAGAGGGTACGGACCCAGAAACTGGCCCGACGAATTCGTCGTGGTTGGCACTGGCTCGCTCTAGTTACCGAGCAAGTACGAACTACATGGACTCCTCATACCGAAAGACGTTTGAGGATGGCATTCGTGCATTTAACAATCAGCATCCTGCAGACTCAAAGTACAATGCTCCGGCATATGATAAACGTTCGCGCCTATACCGCCCCAAGATCCGGTCAGTTATTCGTAAGAATGAGGCCGCAGCAGCGGCAGCTTTTTTCAGCAACATGGATGTTGTCAGCGTTACTGCTGGCGATCAAACAGACAAAGCGCAGATTGCAAGCGCTGAAATCAACAAGGAATTGATTCAGTATAGGTTGACCAGAACTATTCCTTGGTTCCAAACCGTGCTTGGCGGGCTACAGGATGCCCAAACCGTGGGCTGCGCCATTGCGCACGTATACTGGGACACTTCAGAGAAGGACCGTCCTCAGGTTGAGCTCCTTCCGATTGAGAATTGCCGCTTTGATCCTAGCGCAAACTGGATCGACCCAGTCAATACGAGCCCCTATTGGATTCACTGCATGCCGATGTATGCAATGGACGTCAAAGCACGTATGAAGGCAGGAGAGTGGCTGGAGATTACGATTACTAAGTCTCAGGCATCTGAGATGGATAGCACTCGTGCGGCTAGAAATAAGGACAGGGAAGATCCATATGATCAATCCACGAGAGCAGTTGACGCTTATGACATTGTGTGGGTTCAACGGCACATCCATAGAAAGGACGGACATGATTGGGAATTCTACACCCTGGGAGAACATGCTCTCCTGTCTGAGCCAACTCCCCTTGAAGACTCCGTTTTTCACGGCAAGCGACCGTATGTCATGGGCTGCTGCATCCTCGAGACCCACAAGGCAATCCCCGCTGGAGTGCCTCAATTGGGTAGAGGGCTCGCAGACGAAACCAACGAGATTGCCAACCAGCGAATCGACAATGTCAAATTCGCGCTGAATAAGAAGTGGTTCGCCAAGCGTGGTGTAGATGTTGATCTAGCTGGTTTGGTACGAAATGTTCCTGGCGGTGTGGTCATGATGAACGACCCCATCAACGACGTGCGTGAGATTACGTGGCCCGACGTTACAGGGTCAGCCTATCAAGAACAGCAAAGCATCAACCTTGATATGGATGAGTTGCTTGGCAACTTCAATCCTGCTGCCTTGATGACAAGCGGCGCAGGGAACGCCCCCGCTCGCAACATGGCGATGCTTAATCAGTCGAATGGTACGCTGGTTGAGTACCTCATTCGCACTTATGTTGAAACATTCGTGCAGCCCATCTTGCGGCAGTTAATTCTGCTTGAGCAACACTATGAGAGCGACCTTGTAATCTTGGGACTGTGTGCTAAGAAGGCACAGCTCTACCAGAAGTTCGGCGTAAGCGAGATTACAGATGAACTTCTCAATCAAGAAATCACACTTAGCGTGAATGTAGGCATGGGCGCTACAGATCCCACGCAAAAGCTTCAGAAGTTCCTTGCTGCGTTCACAGCCTACAGCAACGCGCTCAAGAATCCTACCCCTGGCGTCAACATGGTAGAGGTAGGTAAGGAAATCTTCGGGCATCTTGGATATAGCGACGGATCTCGCTTCTTTACTGTGGACGACCCCCAAGTTATCCAACTTCAGCAGCAACTTCAGCAAGCGCAGGGCATCATTCAGCAGCTTCAGGGGCAGGTTAAGGACAAGAACACTGCACATCAAGCCAGTATACTTCGTACAGACAAGACAAATCAGACGAGGCTTGCGATTACGAAGATTCAAGAAGAGAATGAGAACCGGCGCAATCTTGCGACACACTTCGCAGCAATAGTGAAAGCACAAAATGAGCCTAGAAAGTGAAGAACTATATGCGCGGGCAGCGTTCGGGCAACAAGCGCAACAATTTTGGTCTTCACAACTAGGCGAGTACTTGCAAGGCAGGGCAAGGGAGTGCTATACTGCCGCCATTCGGGAATTAAAGATTTGCGACCCGGCTGATGCAAAGAGAATCTCCAGACTTCAAGGAGAAGTCTGGCGTGCAGAGAGCTTTGAGGACTGGCTGTCAGAAGCCATTTTAGATGGGCTCAAGTCTTTAGATCTTATTGAATCAGGGGACTTAGATGGATGACGAAGTTGTTGATGGCTCATTGAACTCTGGTGCGGTTGGCACTGGCAATGACGCACGGCTGGCTCTGCTTGCTGAAATTAACGATCGCAATGACCGTGAGGGTGCCGAAGAGTTAGCTGATGTCAACGACGACGGCACGACGTCAGCCTTCTTGGTAGAGGGCGAGAAAAAAGAGCCTGAAGTCACTGAAGTTGAACCTGAAGTCATTGAGCCCGAACCTGTGGCTAAGGCTCCTGAACCTGAAATTCAGGCACCTAAGTTCAAGATCAAGGTAAATGGCAAGGAAATTGAGCTTACGCAAGAGGAATTGATTGCGCGGGCGCAGAAGGTAGAGTCGGCAGATGCATATCTTGCCGATGCAGCACGGGCTAAGAGAGCGTCAGAGGCACCGCCTCCGCCAGAGGGCCCGACAGCTGAAGAAATTCAACGTCAACAAGACGAAGAAGACGCGCGAATTGTCCGCGCTATACAAATGGGCACAGAAGAGGAAGCGAAGATAGCAGTTCGCCTGCTGACTTCGCGAGTAGCCGCACGTCCATCCGTTTCTCCGGACGACATGTCTCGCGCTATTGACGAACGCCTCGCTTTCAATGAAGCCATCACGGATTTTCGCAAGAACTTTCCTGACATTGCAAGTGAACCCCTATTGAATTCGCTCGCCCAACAGCGAGATGCAAACCTTGTGGCATCGGGAGATACCCGCCCATACAAGGAGCGCTACGAATCAATCGGGAAAGAACTTCGCGCATGGAAAGAAGGTCTTGTTCCTGCTCCGAATGCGCAGGGAGATCCTAAGGTCCCGGACGTTTCGTTCGCGGATAAGGATGCGAAAAAAGCTGCCGCTCCGAAGACTCCTGCCATTGCGACTAAGAAAGTCGCTAAGGTGGAAGAAGAGGACGAAGATGGTGAGGAAGATACAGCTACTGTTATCGCCAACATCCGAAAGGCTCGTGGCGGTCCGCAGTGGATGAGGAACTAAGGAGATAATCGTGGCAGGTCAAGTCTGGGCAGTGAATTCGCTCGGCGGCTTCATGTATAGCCGTCAGTTGAGCAACGTGCTCCGCATGGCAGTCCAACCGCTGGTGAAGTTTCGCCAGTTTGCGGACGTCCGTGACGCGAGTCAACAAGGCAAGAAGAAGGGTGACATCTTCACGTGGGACGTGTTCTCGGATGTTGCATCGGCTGGTGGCGTGCTTTCGGAAACGAACACAATGCCTGAGACCAACTTCACCATCGTTCAGGGCACCCTGACGATGACGGAAGCTGGTAACTCGGTCCCCTACTCGGGCAAGTTGGACAACCTGTCCAAGTTCCCGGTGATGGAACTGATTCAGAAGGTTCTCAAGAACGACGCCGTCAAGACGTTCGACCGTCTTGCATGGACGCAATTCAACCAGACCCTCCTGCGTGCAATACCCACGGCGGGCACGGATACGGCGGCAGTCACGCTGTACACGAACGGCACGGTGACCGGCACGAACAGCATCGCCTACGGCAATGCACACGCCAAGTCGATCGTCGACACGATGAAGGAACGGAACATCCCGGCCTACCTCGGCGATGATTACTATGCCCTGGCATGGCCGACGACGCTGCGTTCGTTCAAGAACAACCTGGAAACGATCCACCAGTATTCGGACACCGGCTTCAAGTTGATCATGAATGGCGAAATCGGGCGTTACGAAAACGTTCGCTACGTCGAGCAGACCAACATCGCCAAGGGAACCGGCACGGACGGCATCACGCAGACTCTGTGGACCAACGGCAAGTCGGACTGGATTTTCTTCTTCGGCAACGACACCGTCGCTGAGGCTATCGCAGTGCCAGAAGAAATGCGGGGTAAGATCCCGAGCGATTATGGTCGTTCAAAGGGCGTCGCGTGGTACTACCTCGGCGGCTTCGGCATCGTTCACACTCTCGCTGCGAACACTCGCATCGTGAAGTGGGATTCTCTGGCTTAAAGGAGGCCATGACATGACCACGAAAAACATGGCGTATGACCATCCGGCGTATCAGGCCGTTTTGGCTGTTCCCTCGGGCAACCTTGTCGGGTCTGGTGGCACGGGCACGAAGATGGCGGCATTCACCGCTATGCAGGTCAAGGCGGTGCAGATCGCTACGACCGTGCTCAGCACGTCGGCAGACGTCATCAGTGTTGTGAAGGTGACCGGCGTGGGCGGCACTAACACGACGACGAGCACGACTGCATACGGAACGATGGGTTCAGGGGCGTACATCGGTAACATGACCCCGACCTTGGCTGCGAACCAAGTGTCCCTTCAGCAAGGCGATGTGTTCTATGCCCAGAAGGGCACGGACGCAACGGGCACCTTCGTTGGGATGATCGAACTCGCGATCCTTCCGTTGTCCAACGTCACTTCCTAAGGAGAAGCAGCATGGCAAGCAAGCGCGGAAATGTTCCTGGCCAAAGCGCAGGCCAGATGGCAGGGGAGGGCGGCAAGGAAAAGTTTGCTGAGCCCTTCGGTGGTGGTCTGCCGAAGACCATCGGGGGTCTCGGTGGGCTGCACAACGACATCGGTGAGAAGTCTGGGTTCCAGACGGATGGCTACATCGACAAGCAAGGCACCCCCTACGGCGAGGCTGCGAAGTTCAACTTCCTGCCGCCCGGTATGGACATCAGCGACCAGGAGAATGCGGAAATCCACACGATGCCGCTCAGGAAGCTGGTTGCCGAGTCCTACCCCGGCGACGGTTGGACTCCTGCCCCCCGTGACATCGCTGAGTAATCTGGCTTTGTCCTAGCGGTAGACCATGAGGGGGCCGATGTGCCCCCTCATTCACATGGAGAAATACATGCGTGCTCCTTTGCAAGAAAAGTTTCAAATTTCAGTTCCGAACAAGCCAGAGGGACCGGAGCCGTGGGCTGACTTTAAGTCCTCGCGGCAATCGCAGGCTGACGTGCCGCAAGGTAATGATCAGTTCAATGCCATGCCTCCTGGAATGGAGATTGCGGATCAGTGCTGCTTGGACTTGCCCAATATGCCGATGAGCATGGCTGGTGAGTCGGACGTGTCGGCGGACACCAACCCAACATCATTTGCTGAGGGCTTCAAGAAGCGCGAAATGAAGGGTGTTGATGATCAATACACGGGCGAGCACGTAGATCTCTTCTATGGAGATGCGGGCGGTTTCGTGGAGAGGAATAATTACCTCGATCGAGAATAAGTTGTGGTAATGCCCCTCAGTGCGTACATACATCGTACGCAGCTAACTGATGCAAACGGTGTACAGACCGAAAACGTTAATCAGGTAGCGACCCTAGTCTGGGACAGCATTGGTCTTGCCTGGGTTAAAGCTACTCAGGCTGGAGGGGGCGGGGGCGGCGGAACGCAATATGCCGAGGGAACAACCATCAACCCGGCAACGGGTACGGTGGCCCTTGGAAAGAACACGTCAAATGTTGTATCCGCCCTTTCGCTTGATGGGTCCGGTAATCTTAACGTAAACCTTGCCGCAGGGACTATCTCTGGCGGCAATGCTGCTGCGTCTCCGACTGGCGCGGCTGTTCCAGCGAGCGCGGGCTATACGGGATGGAAGTCTGGTGCGAATCTAGTTGGTGTAGAGCTAACTAACGCCCTCCCCGTTCAGCCCGGGACAGGTGCGGTCTTCCCTGCGGGGCAGAATGCCCTGATTTCCACCAACAATAGCAGCACTACTCCTCTCGGTGCTGGAGGCACATTCACAGGTACTTCTGAGGACATCACAGGATACTCCACTATCGGGATAATGGCCTTTTCCGATAAGGCTGGCACAGTATTTATTGATTACTCAACTAATAGCACGAATTGGGACTATACCGATAGTATCCCGCTGGCAGCGAACACGGCAATAACGATTCAGAACGAGCCGCACGGGCAATACTATCGCATAAGGCTTGTGAATGGTGGCGTAGCGCAGGGTGTCTTGCGCTTGCAAACCATCTATCAGTCTCTGGCAATGACCCAGAACAAGGTGCAGATATCGGACACCTTGGCTGCGAACGATACTGCCATACTGACCAAGGGTGTCATCGTCGGGGTTACTACCGGAGGCGGTGGCGGATACGTTGATGTAAAGGTTAATCCAAGTGGCGCACTGACCGCAGACGTCACACAATCCGGGACTTGGACTGTTCAGCAAGGCACGCCGCCGTGGTCGGTGTCGCAGTCTGGCGCGTGGAGCATAGGCAGAACCTGGGCGCTGAGCAGTGGCACTGATTCTGTTACCGCTATCGGCACATTCTGGCAGGCTACTCAGCCCGTAAGCGGCCCGCTGACGGATACGCAACTTCGCCTGACTCCGGTGCCAGTAAGCGGAACATTCTGGCAGGCTACTCAACCCGTAAGCGGCACATTCTGGCAGGCTACGCAACCCGTATCGCTGGCGTCTACTACCATCACGGGGTCTGTAGCAGTCACCGGGCCGCTTACAGACACGCAACTTCGTGCGTCAGCGGTGCCCGTGTCGTTGGCATCAACTACGATTACGGGATCGGTTGCAGTCACTGGCCCACTGACCGATACTCAACTGCGGGCGTCGGCTGTACCTGTTAGTCTTGCGTCCACGACCATCACTGGATCGGTTGCAGTCACCGGTCCCCTTACAGACGCTCAACTTCGCGCCACGCCAGTACCGACCAAAGAAACACGATCTACAGCCAATGCGCGAACTAGCGTTGCGGGCGCTGCGGCGGATACTCTCATTCTGGCGTCGAACGCTAACCGACTAGGAGCTACGGTCTACAATGACTCTGCGGCAATCTTGTATCTATCGCTCGGTACTGCTGCTGCGTCTACGACTGACTTCACGGTAAAGATGGTGGCGGACGCGTATTATGAAGTGCCCTTCGGCTACACAGGTGCGATTAGAGGCATATGGGCATCTGCTACAGGCAGTGCTCGCGTCGGGGAGATTACCTAATGCCTCTGTTTCCACCAGCATCGAGCGGCGGTGGCGTAGCTACGCAAGACGAGGGAACGCCGCTTGGTACTACGACAAGCTTGAACTTCACGGGCGCGGGCGTCACTGCGTCAGGCATCAACCCTACCGTGGTGAATGTGCCTGGGGGTGGTGTTGGCAGCGTATCACAGGTGGCGGCTACGCTGACAGGCATACCCTATAATACTCAGTATGCTGAAGTCACTGTGACAGACGCTAATATCAGCGGCACGTCGAAAGTAATCGTTGGGTGGGGTAACATCACAGATGCCGACGAAAACACGCCAGATTTCGATGACGTGGAGTTCAATGCTGTGCCTGCTGCTGGATCTATGGTGGTGCGAGTCTCTGCTAGAGACTTCATACACAGAATCGGTGGCAGCTACAAGATCAACTACTTGATAGGGTAAATCATGTCTCAAATTCTCGACGCACGCGGCAACCCATTCCAAGGGTCGCTTGACTCTATTACTGGTGAGACGCTGACAGATGCTCGTGCAGCATCAGCTACACTCGCAGCACTTAATGCTGAGTCCCTCATTGATATTCAGGGTAAGGCAGTTGTCCGCGTAGACATACGGACTGCGGCTGGTGCTCTTACAGTAGTTGCGGAAGCTACTGTAGATGGTACGAATTACTTCGCGCTGCCAATGTTTGCAGAGCAGCAACTCCTTGTTGCTGCCATTGTTCAAGAAACATTCGTTGCTAGTGTCGTAGTTGCTACAACTACTTCCGGCACATATATTGTTGGAGTTAGTGGATTCCGCCGTATGCGGATAAGGGTTTCCGCATATACTTCGGGGAATATCATAGTTACTCTGCGGGGTAGCGCGGCGGATGAGATTATCAATGTACGCCTCCTTCCCTCCAATCTTCATGTTACGGCTACTGCTGCGGCGAACACTGCCGCAACGGCGACGCTTCCTGCTGTGGCGGGGTTGTTCCACTATATTACGCACATCAACATCGTGCGCAATGCCACGGCAGCACTTGCGGGTACAGCGACGCTCATTCACACTAGCACGAATCTACCGGGTACTCCAGCGTGGTCGGTAGGTAATGCAATGGTTGCAGGGGGCACGCAAGAAGATGTAAACTATACCCCAACCACACCGCTGAAGTCTTCGGTCGCAGGTACGGCGACGACAGTCGTAGCGGCGGCTGCTGGTCTTGCGGTATTGGGTCGGGTCAACGTTAGTTATTATCTGGGCGCCTAATAAGCATCCATGTCTCTGTGAAGTTCAACCTAAGGATTATCATGAAACACAGTATTCTCGCACTCTCTCTCGCACTTGTGGCTGCTATTCCGGCCTACGCGGCGAATCAGGCTGTACTCGCGTGGACCGCACCAACGACCTACGAGGACGGCACGCCGATCGGCGCTGGCCTGACGTTCAACGTGTACCAAGGTCTGCAGGGAGCGGCTAAGGTCAAAGGTCCGAACGTGAGCGCCACCACGGTCACGATCAACACCGGCCTGCTCTCAGGCAAGACCTACTGCTGGAACGTCACCTCGGCCCTTAACTCGTTGGAGAGCGTGCCTTCCAACGAAGCGTGCAAGACCTTTCCGCAAAGCGCACCGTCCGCACCGGCGTCACTCACAGCACAATAGGAGATAGTATGGATGGCAGTGAAATCCGGAAGCAATCGCTGGTAATTTCTCGGCATTGGGATAACCCAACAATCGTGGTTACTATCCGCGATGAGGGTATCTCGCTTGAGTGTTCGCTCGACGACTTCTTGCTTGCGCTTGCTGAGGAAATCAAGCACCCCCTAGTGTCTTTCACGAAAGGTCGCATGCTGGCTGACCTACAGGACGCGAAAAGTGTAGTCCTGGACAAGATAAAGCAGGCCTCTACCTTTGCAGCTTAGGAGTTAACGTGAGCAAACTAGACCGAGAGCGCCCCTATGCCACGATTGTTGGCCACTCCATTGCTCGGTATGAGCAAAATGGGCTTCTGTATGCGGGAAATGATGAGCTGATTGGCACACCTAAGACAGTCGCAGCCAGTGTGCAGGTTGAGGATAGTTCCCGCATAATGACTGATAGTCTTGCTGGTGCGATGCTTTTTCTTAGAAATGTGCTGAAGGAAGGACCACTTTCTAAGGCTGTCGTGTACAAAGAGTCAGAAAACAACCTTCAGTTTTGGGATAGCGTGCGTGATGCAGCCTTAGAGTTGAAAGTACACAAGTTCACCTATAAGGGCAACGAAATGTGGAAATTGCCAGATGAGGAGATGGCGTGAAACCACTTTCTCTAGTTGGAGAAGATGCGCAGGAGAGTATGATCCTCGCCGCTTCAACAACCCCACTAGAAGGATGTATCGTTGAGGTAGGTGTATACCGAGGGGGAACGGCGTGGCAGCTTGCGGCCCTAGCCCGAGTGCGCGGCGTTCCACTCTACTTGTATGACACGTTCACTGGTATTCCATATCGAAATGTGGAGAAGGGAGATACTCATGTGGTTGGCGATTTTTCGGACGTCAACGAGGCGGAAGTGCGGGCGGCTATACCCGACGCCATTTTCTGCAAGGGCGTGTTTCCTGATACCCTTGTGGAAATGGGGCCTATATCATTTGTCCATTGCGATTGTGATCAATACCAAGCAGTTAAGGACGTGATCACGCACCTGTACCCAAAACTACTCCCTGGAGGCATGATAGTGTTCGATGACTATGCGTGTCTTGAGGGAGCTACCCGCGCAGTAGACGAACACTTCGTGATCACTGAGGCCACAAAGAGCAACAAGGTTCTGATTCGTGCTGGTGTAACGGAGACAAGATAATGGTCTGGAAAATTGACAATCCGCAGTGCAACGAGTCTAAGAAGATCGTCTGGGAGGTTGCCCCCTATCTGCGTGGCCGTGGAGTTGATTTGGGAGCGGGGGACTTTAAGATTCTCCCGCACGCCATAAGTGTGGATAACATGAACCACGCTCAGTTCGGGTTCACTCAAAAGCCGGACATTCTTGCAGATGTGTCAAAGCTAGATATGCTTGCCAGTGGGTCCATGGATTGGGTCTACAGCAGCCACACGCTAGAGCACGTGGAGGATATGGGAGCCACTCTTCGTGAATGGTGGCGCATTGTCAAGCAGGGTGGTCTGCTGATTATGTACCTTCCACATGCGGACTTTTACCCGAACATGGGCCAGCCGGGAGCCAATCCTGACCACAAGCGCGACTTTCGGCCAAAGGACGTCATTGCCGCTATGCCCTCCCACGGATGGGACTTGCTTGAATGCCAAGAGCGGAACGAAGACTTTGAATACAGCTTCCTTCTGATCTTCAAGAAGATGCCTGGGCGCATAACCTCAGAGTCTTGGAAGCGCCCCAAACCTACGAAGACTGCGTTAGTTGTCCGATATGGTGCGTTTGGTGACTTAATGCAGGCGTCCAGCGTCATCAAAGGGTTGAAGGATCAAGGGTTCCATGTGACTCTGCATTGTGCACCCCCTGGATGTGTCGTGGTCGAGACTGACCCTAACATCGACCAGATGATTCTGTTTGATAAGGATCAAATACCCAATACTAATCTTGGGGATTTCTGGGCATGGCAGCGTAAGAAATACGACCGCTTTGTCAACCTTAGTGAGTCGGTCGAGGGTTCCTTGCTAGCCATGCCAGGACGGGCTCAACATGCTTGGTCCCCCGCAGTTCGACACAGCATGATGAGCCGAAACTATCTGGAGTTCCAGCATGCCATTGCTGACGTACCCCACAAGCCACAGGTCAAATTCTATGCCACATTGGAGGAGAAGGGGTGGGCCAGGAAAGAGCGCGCAAAGATGGGCGCTGGCCCCATTATCATGTATTCGTTGTCTGGTAGCAGCGTCCATAAGACGTGGGCGGGGCTGGACAATATCATTGCTAGCGCTCTTTTGCACTTCCCAACGTCTCAGATTGTCCTCTGTGGTGGGCCGGAGTGTGTGATACTGGAGCAAGGGTGGGAGAAAGAGCCCCGCGTAACCGAGACCAGCGGTAAGTGGTCCATCCGTCAAAGTCTGGCGTTCTTGGAGCAGGCGGACCTTGTGATTGGGCCTGAGACTGGTGTTCTCAACGCTGCATCCTGCATGCCTATGCCGAAGGTCATTTTCCTTAGCCACTCCAGCGAAGAGAACCTGACCCGAGATTGGGTAAATACATCTGCCCTATGGGCAAAGAAAACCGAGTGTCCTGGCCGGTCTGCGGGTGTGCCTGCCTGTCACCAGATGCATTACGGATGGGCGCACTGCAAATTAGATCCAGTGACTAGCACAGCGCAGTGCCAAGCGGATATTTCTGTAGAGGACGCATGGAACGCCGTGGCCTTCCATCTACTAGAGCTTACTAAGGAGAAGGTGGCATGAGTACTTCTGGCACCTATGCGTTCGCAGTAACCCGCGACGACATTATTCGGCAAGCTATGCTGAATATTGGCAAGCTAGATCCTTATGAGAGCCCCACTGCTGTCCAGACGCAGGACATTGGTATTGCTCTCAACATGATGGTTAAGCAGTGGATGGGCAAGGTAGACTTTGCTCCCGGTTTGAAGATGTGGACCCGTAAGCATGGGCATCTATTTCTTCAGAACAACACTGGCAGATATGTGATTGGTCCTGGCAGCACGACGGGGTGGACTAATGACTATGTCTATCCGACTCTTACCGCTACGGCAGCGCCTGCTGCGACAACACTCGTGTTGTCTAGCATTTCTGGAGTAGCTGTAGGATACTATATCGGCATTGTGCTTGATAGCGGGGCGCTGTATTGGACGACTGTAGCCACTGCTCCTTCGGTTACGATTACGATTACTGCGGGTCTTCCTAGCCAAGCAGCCGCGAACGCGCAAGTCTTTGTTTTCCAAACTATTGCTCAGCAGCCTCTGTTCATCGAGACCGCTGTGCTTCGGGACACAAACTTCAGCGATACGCCCTTGAGGATGATGACTGTGCAGGACTACGATTTTCTGCCAAACAAGGCTGACTCAACAAATCTTCAAGACCCCACTGCAATTTACTATGAGAATCAACTAGGAAACTCATTCTTGTATACCGACGCAGGGGCGTCTCAGGACGTCACTAAGCATCTCGCCCTGACCTATATGGAGCCTGTGCAAGATTTCAATACTGCGCTGGATAATCCGTATTTTCCGCAAGAGTGGTATCTGCCTCTGTGTTGGGGACTGGCGAAGAATATATGTCCGCAGTTCAACAGGCCGTGGACCCCACTTATGGGAGAGAACTTCATTACTGCCCTGAGGATTGCTCAACAAAAGGATGCGGAGAAGACTGGCATATACTTCCAGCCCGGTGCGGAGGACTAAATGCGCCCAATTCCTTTGTTCGGGTCTAGCTTAAAGTCACTCAGCTCCTCTGTGTCAGCACAGAGGAGAGTAAACTGCTTCTACGATGTCCGTCAAGATGAAGACAAGACGAAGATTGTTCTGCGCGGCACGCCAGGAGCATTCGCGGCTGCAAGTGTTCCGGATCAACCTATTCGGGGATGGCGGGTAGTTGGCGACTATCTGTATGTAGTGGCGGGGAGCAGTGTATTTCAGGTCGCCTCTGACCTGACAAGCGTGCTGCTCGGCACGATAATCAATAGTGGGCAGTATGTTGATGTAGACGACAATTCGCTTCAACTTACTCTAGTGGATGGAGTTCGGGGGTACTATCTTACCCTCCCGTCTGGAGCGCCCACACTCATTGCAGATGTCAACTTCCCCAATGGGTGCAGAACAATCTGTACCCTAGATAGCCGATCTATTGCAGGCGCGCCGAATAGCCGTATTTTCTACGTTAGTGAGCAGTTGAATAGTTCATTGTGGACCCCGGCTATCTTTGGTGCGAAGGAAAATACGAGTGATAATCTCGTTGCAGTTGACGTTCTGAACGGCGCTCTGGTGTTGTGGGGTGTGCAGAGCATAGAGTTCTGGCAGGATGTGGGCGCAGCGCCTAACCCATACCAACGCATCAATGGTGCATCGCAGACATGGGGGCTAGCCGCTATTTGGAGCAGGGCGGCGCTCAACAACACGATGATTTTCCTTGGGCAAAATCCGCAGGGTGGAATCCAAGTGCTGATGCTGCATGGCTACGTGCCGACTAGGGTCAGCAATTCGGACCTTGAGAACATTATCACAGGATTTCCAGTCTATAGTGACGCAGTGGCGCTGACGTATATGATAGATGGGCACCCCATGTATCAGCTTACGTTTCCATCTGCGGGGCGGTCATTCTTGTTCGACGCATCTACAGGCTTCTGGTTTGAGACACAAACGGGAGTGACGGATTACACTCGGCACTTTGGAAACTTGAGCGTAGTGTTCAACACCAAGAATTATATCTGTGACTCTACTACTGGCACGATCTATCAGCTTAGGAACAGCCAGTATACAGACAATGGAACTCCCATTAAGCGAATAGCTACGAGCCGCCACGTTCGGCTAGATGGCAATGAGTTTGGTGTATCTGAACTCGTGCTCGAAATGGACACTGGCTCTACTCTTCTGTCTGTGGGTCAAGGGTCTAATCCGCAACTCATGCTAAAGATAAGCAAGGACAATGGGAAAACCTTTGGTCCTGAGCGATGGGCTAGTATGGGCAGGATAGGGGAGTATCAAAGGCGCGTCATTTGGGATCAACTTGGGTCTGCAAGAGACTTTGTGTTTCAGTTTTCACTTACTGACCCTGTGCCGTTTACCATCAACTTAGCTGAGGCTACGGTTAGTCCTGGCACAGAGGTAGGACAATGATCTTTCCTCCACCTATCGACGCGCTAGTGCTAGGGCAAGACAAAGAGTTTAATGCTGCCTGGAAGAAGTGGTTTAACCAGGTCTTCTTTTCTATATTCGCAGTACAGAACTATGCCAAGTATTTCTATACACTTTCGCCTAGCTACCCACTCCAATTTCCAGCAAACACTGAAATACTACAGATAGATGCGGCTGGCGTTATCGCTGCTGCTACTGTCGCGCTCCCTGCATACCCCGTTGATGGGCAACGAATCTATATTGCAAGCACGCAAACCATCACGGCGCTTACACTCACGTCAGCGTACACGATAAAGAACGCCCCCACTGCTGGAGTTGCAGGCGTGTGCATCGCGTACTACTTTTCGAAGACAAATCTTACTTGGTATAGGCTGGCGTAGCATGCTACAATTAGAACTATTCTCGGCACTGAATATGGTGGGGGTTACGCCCTATGACATTAGAGCCAAAATATGTCTGCTTGAGCGCGAAATGTTCAAGCTTGCGGACCACTATACGGAGCTTCCTACGGAGCATATGTTTGCTCCGGGAGTCTACATTCGTAAGGTGTGGCTACAGAAGGGACACACCTACATTGGTAAGATTCACAAGCATGAGCACGCCAGCATTATATCTTCGGGCAAGGTGGCTGTAGTGACCGAATTTGAGCCCTACCAAGTCATTGAGGGGCACAAGATGTTTATGTCTCCCAGCGGCACTAAGCGTGCGATCATTGCCCTTGAGGATACTGTGTGGTCGTGCATCCATACGAATCCAGAGAATATTCAAGATCTGGCAAAGCTTGAAGACTTCAACATTGCGAAGTCGTACACTGAACTAGGGATGGCAGACCCCGTCCCACTTCTTGAAGGAGAATGCTAATGGCATGGGCAGCAGTCGCGGCAGGCGCCGCAAGTGTCATTGGTGGAGCTATCAGCTCTAATTCAGCCAAAAAGGCTGCGAATACGCAGTCCGATGCCGCCAAGCAAGCGGCGGCGACGTATCAACAGGGAGTTCAACCATATATTGATGCTGGCAAGACTGGCATCAACAACATGGCGGCGAGCGTAGCGCCTGGAGGTCTTGCCACTCAACGCTTTAGCATGGCTGATGCTACGAACAGTCCTGCTGAACAGCACGCACTTCAACAGGGCGAGCAGGCTATTCAGAACAGCGCGGCTGCGAAAGGTGGGCTCATTAACAGCAATGTGATGCAGGGCTTGACTGAGTTTGGGCAGAAGAATGCTGCGCTGTATCAGGGTCAGGCATTTGATCAGTGGAAACAACAACAACAGATGGAACTTGGCGCTAATCAGAAGCTAGCTAATGTTGGCGTGAACGCAGCGACTGGAAATGCCACCACGCAGGCGAATGCTGTCAATGCTGCGGGGGGCGCACAGGCGGGTGGACAGATTGGGCAGGGCAATGCCATGACCAACACGATGGGGCAGCTTGGTGACATCTTGGGACAGTCAGACCTCTTTAAGCCTGCGATTGCAACTGTGCCTCCTGTGAGTATGGGCAGCGACCCCAATGGGTATCAGGGCACGCAAAATAACCCCTCTGCGTTTGTGCCCTCTGACGAGCGGCTTAAGGAAGATATCTCCCACGTCGGCATGACGCACGATGGTCTGCCGATCTACACCTTCCGCATGCGGGGCAGCGGTGGTCCTAAGCAGATGGGGGTGATGGCACAGGATGTTGAGAAGATGCAGCCGCAAGCGGCAGCGCGTGGATCACACGGCTACCGTATGGTGGACTACGGAAAAGTGAGGTAGTATCATGTCCGTTGACTTTGGTCTTCTCTCCAGTGCAGCTAGGGTGCCCATGTCGGGGCGACCCATGCAGATGAATACCCCCGTTGAGAATCAAGCGATTAAGTTTGACATGCAGGGAAAACAGATCTTGGCTCAGGAGAGGCAGCAAGAGTTTGACCGATCTAATCAGGACCGTAGCACGGCTAACGCAGCACTTCAAGAAGAGGGGGTAGACCTCGCAACTGTTGATGGTACGCAGAAGTATCTTGAGAAGATTAAGGGCAAGACTAGTCCAGACTTCTATCTTAAGCAAGCGGACCACGCAGCTAAGATTCAGCAAAATGCAGTGGCAAATCAGCAAGCTATCCTTAACTTGAATGATGCTCAACGGGGGGAGTATGCGAAGGCCATTGAGCCTATGGTTAGCGAGCTACGGGCTATTGATGAGGCGCACACTGCGGAATACAAGCAAAACCCCGAGATGGCGGACGCAAATCTCAAAGCAAAGGCTGGACTTCTAGCTAAGAAATATAGCGCAATGAAGGGTCCGACTGGTGCACCCCTCACCCCTCCTCAACTTATTCAGGACTTGGAGAATGCTCCTACGCATCTAATTCATGGATGGGTGGCTAACTCTAAGGAGGAAGTAAGCAGGGTTCTTAATGCCGAGCGCATTGCGAAGACTAAAGAGTACGAGGCTAAGGCAGCGAAAGACACTGCGGAAGCAGATATTCTTTCTGGTGGAGTTTCCAAGGGCTCTAAGATGTATACTGTGCCGAATGATCCGGACTCGTACATTTCTACTCCCTACGGAAAATACTATCGTAAGAGCGCGGCCTCTGGTGAGCTCGTAGAGATTCCTAGAATTCCAGATGGGGCGACCTCCATTGGAGCCACGCCAAAGATTCTGCCTCAGTCGGTTATTGACACTGCGATGGACTTTGATAAAAAGCCCCCCACAGCGGAAGAACTATTCCAAGCTAAGGAAATGGCGCTTACTGGAAAGATGCCTGCCCTTGGTGCTGGCGCCGCAGTTGCTCCTGCGAGAATGCGGCTTAATGCTTTGGCTGTGAAGGCAAAGATTGAGGCTGGTATGGATCCAAATGAGGCCGTGCAGCTTGCGAACATGGTAAAGACCTCTCAGGAAGGGATTAAGAGGCTTACAACGCAACATGCACAGATTAGCTCTGGGGAAAAGAACGTAAAGGGCGTGCTTAATGTTATGGAGGACGAGATTAGGAAAGCAAAGCTTTCTGGTTCTCCTAAGTGGGACCAATTTTGGTCGTCACAAAAGACTGATTGGCTTGGTGATCCAGACTACATCGGCATTGCGCAGGCATACAAGGACTTGGTAGAAAGTTCTGCGCGGGTATATTCAGGTGTTACCGGAGCATCGGGTACGCCCGTGTCTTTTTTGCAGTTGGCTGAAAAAGACATGCCAGAGAAGCCTACTCTGGCTCAGGTTGCAAAGCTTAAGGATGTGTTGCCTAAGCTGTTTGACATTCGTAAGAAGGCAACTGAAGAAGAAATCACTACCCTCTCTAATCTCTCTACACTCCCAACTAAGAAATCTAGCGAGCCGTCACCCACTACCTCTACTGGCGGCACGTCCCTAACCGACCGTAAGGTTTCTGACAGCGAACAAAAGGCGCGGGATGCTGATGCTAAGGCGATACAAGAGAAGGAGATGCCCAAGAAGCTCGCAGCATACAACGAAGCTAAAGATCCTCTAGAAAAGGAACGTGCTTGGAATGATGTGCGAGAAATTAGGCACAGCCAGAAAACTCAGCGCACGCTAGTTGAGATCTCAGAGGCTGACCTAGCTGCCGGGAAAGCACAGGTTGGAGATGTATTCAACGGAAAAATCTTTAAGGGTGGCATCGCTAAGAATAAGGCGAATTGGGAGAAACTTTGATGAAAGAGCCCTGGGAAGTCGCGGCAGGCGGGGGAGAAGATACGCCCGACCCGGCCAGTAAAGAGCCCTGGGAGATTGCGGCGGGAACTTCGGTTACACCGAAGTCTGCTGGCGCTGGTCGTGGATTCGTGCGCCCCTCTCCACCCGAGGAAAAGCCGGGGTTCTTAGCTAGGGCTAAGAAAGAGATTCTTGATGTGCCAGCCACGGGCAGGAAGTTAATCTCTGACCTTAGCAGCACGTTGTCTGAAAGCCTTACGCCTCCCAAGGAGCTTACAGACGAGGCGCCTAAAGGCTCTCAGACGCCCTGGGAGGGCTTAAAAACCCTGGCAGGGGGTAAGGGCCTAGGTGGTATTGTTGAGGGCGTAGGAGCGGGCGTAGCGGGCGCGGCGGGCGCTATAGGAGGCGGGCTTGCCGGGGCTGGACGTGCGGCGGGCGGCTACCTGCTTGGAGGTGAGTCAGCAGACACAGCACTGCAAGCGGGAGCGGACGTAGTGGAGGGTGCGCGTAAATTTACTGAGTATGAGCCCAGAACCCCGATGGGCAAGTACACCACTCAAGTTCTAGGTGCTCCTATAGCAGTTGCGAAGACCATAGGTGGAGCAGAGGGTGCGCTGTACGGACGCCTTGCTGGAAACGAGGAAGCTGGCCGCGCCATAGGGGAGGCGGGAGGTGAGGGAGCCGCATCCATCGCAGGGCTGCTCAAAGCTAAGTCTGTGGCTAAGGCTGCTGATCGCGGACCTGCGCGTGCATTACCTCAGCATGACGCTGCCATTAAAGAGGCCATGGATGCGGGGTATAAAGGAATGCCCGAGGGGCAGACCATGCTTTCGCTCGCTAAGGAGCCCGAGCTTAAGAACAAGATAACACTAGAAAACCAAACGACGTCTGACCGACTCATGCGTAAGCACGGGGGCTTTGCAGTAGATGAGGTCATAAATGCGGACACGATTGCTGCGAAAGAGGCACCGCACAATGCGGTCTATCAAGAATTGCGGGACATCAAGGGCTACCATACGATAGACAAGAAGGTCATTGATGCAGTCAACGACCTAAGCAAGAAAGATCGGAGAATTCAGCAATACTCGCCAGAGTGGCAAATTGACCCCGAGCTCTCTAGGCTACAGGGCACCATCACTAAGATGAAGACTGCCCCGCCTGACGTACTTCTTGACATGATGAAGAAGCTACGCAGTGAGGCACGGCATGACCTTTCACGCAAGAACATGATTGGGGAATCGCAAGTAGACCTAGCGCACGCTAGGCTGAAAGCCGCCTCTGCGATCCAAGACATGATGGATAGGCAACTGACGCAAGCAGCCAAGCGTCGGCCTGATATCTCTCACGACGTCATCCCGCGTCTTCAAGCTGCTAGAGAAGCACTTGCCAAGATTGCAGATGTTGAGCGGTACACTAACCTTGAAACTGGGAAAGTAAACGCATCCAAGATTAAGACTGATTTCAAAAACGGTAAGAAGATGAGCGGTGAGTTGCTTACCATCGCTAAGGCAGCAAACTCGATGAAGGGTAATGTAGTTCGCAGCACTGAGGGTATGATTCCTGCCTCTGAAATTAAGATGAGCGATACTGCTAGGGCTGGATTCTCTATGGGCGCTGCCGCACTTAAAGGACATGGGGCCATTAAGACTGCGGGCGTCTTAGGCGCGATGACTGGTCCTGTTGCGCGAAAAATTGCTGCTAGTGACACATACCAGAAACACTTTGTCAAACCTAGCGATCGCCCTACGGCTAAGGGTAAGGCTCAGGCCGCGACCGGAGCACTGACAATGGGTGCCGCACAGAATACGCCATGGAGGCCACAAGATGAAGGTCCTGATCGTTGACCAGGATGGGGTGGGCCTCTCATTCGCGCTTCGGGCGTACGAGGCAGGACATCAGGTACGCTGGTTTATTAAGCCGAAGCCCTCTATTTCTAAAGAGACGGGTCTGGGCGTTAAGGGTGTCGAGAAGGTAGACGCTTGGATCCCCCATGTTGCATGGGCCGATCTAAGAATTTCAACGTCGAACGACGACTACATCCCCAAGATGGAGTTCTTTGCCAAGAGGGGCATGCCTTTCTTTGCGCCTAGCCCCGCCTCAGCAGGACTAGAGATTTCCCGCGCCAGTGGGATGAAACTTCTTGAGTCCGTAGGCATTGAGTGTGCTCCGTACAAGACATTCAAGACAATGCAGGAAGCTGAGCGTCATGTCACTAAGGCGGACGAGCGCTTTGTCTTCAAAACGCTTGGGGATAATGAGGACAAGGCGCTGACTTATGTCAGCAAGTCGCCCGCAGACTTAGTTGCTTGGATACGCCGCACCCCTCCCCCAAAGGGAGAGGTCATGCTACAGACTTTCATTGATGGCATTGAGATGGGGGTGTCCCGCTTCCTTGGCAAGTCTGGGTGGGTGGGGCAATGGAATGAGAGTTTCGAGCATAAGAAATTGATGCCGAGTAACTATGGTCCGAATACGGGCGAAATGGGGACAGTTGCCTACTTCACAGAGACGTCGAAGCTCGGCACTGAGACGTTAGGAAAGCTTGAGAAGAAGCTTCTGGCTTTAGGACATCGTGGGGATACTGCGCTTGGCTTCATCATTGATGACAAGGGCAAGCCTTGGCCGACAGAGTGGACGTGTCGCTTGGGGTGGCCTATCGCTAACATGATGCTTGGAGCAACCCAAGGCGATCCTATATCCTGGATGAGGGACGCGATGGATGGCAAGGACACCACGTCCTTCAGTGAGGACATTGGAGTCTGTTTAGTGCTTGCCCACGATCACTTCCCACATGAAAATCCAGACAAGCAAGCATCGCTTGGAGTGCCTGTCTACGGAGTGAATAAGGGCAATGCACATAGTCTACATCCGCAGGCTATGCAGAAAATGAAGCTTCCCCATCCTGGGCCTGATGGTGTCGGAGTTGTAGACAAGGAGATGTGGGCTACTGCGGGGAACTATGTGGCTGTGGTGACAGGGTATGGAAAGTCCGTGTCTCAAGCCGCGAAACGAGCCTACAAGACCACTAAAGATCTACAGGTGTCCAACGCCATTGTTCGTGATGATATTGGCGAGACGCTGAAAGAGCAGTTGCCTAAGCTTCATGCCCTGGGATACGCTCTGCACGCGAACTACTAGCCATGCCTGAGCAATACTTTTCCGAGTGGAAGCCAAAGCATCCCCTAGCTGAAAAGTTAGGGGAAGGCATTGAGTCTGCAGACAAGATGCTAAGGAGTCTTGGGTCTAAGGGCGAAGACTTGGGAGACGTCGCAGCTAACAAGTTGGGAAATCTAGCTGCTGATTGGATGTTCTTGCCTGACATGGCAACGACGGCAAAGCGCATCGCATATGGGGAAGATCTCACGCAAGGCAAGGGAGAGACCCTACAGGCCAAACCTGAGACGGTTGGCGCCGTTTTTGGTGCACTACCGGCCACGGCGCCAGCACTTAAGGCCTCCAGGGGCGCCGCTAAAGTGGGGGGACAGATGCTTATGGAGGCTGCGAGTACTCCTATAGGCGCCCGGAGTGCTCAGCGCGGCATATTTGGTGGAACTCAAGCTAGATTTGCTGACTTAGTCAAGCTTGAAGACGCCAAACGCGAGGCAGTTCTCCCAATCCCGCAGCTTAATCGTGGAGAGAATGACAGGATTAGAAAGCAAACAGGGTGGATGTTTGATCCTGCAGACAAGAAGTGGAAGTTTGAGATTGACGACTCTGGCGCCACGGTGTCTAAGCTAGCTGTCTCTAATGCTAAGGAAGAGACGTTTCCGCTTACAGACGTGATTAGTCACGACAAAGTGTTTGAGCAGTACCCGCACCTTAAAGACATCAAGGTCGTTACTGACCCTAAGACGCTAGGAGCATCCTTCGACAAAGAGACGAATACGATCCGGGTTAACGCACTCACAGCTAATCGTCCCGCGCTCTTGCGTCAACACCTGCTGCATGAGCTTGAGCATGCTGTGCAGGCACGTGAGGGACATGGATACGGGGGAAATGCTAGAGAGATTCAAGATAGATCTTTGTCTTTGGGCAAAGATCTCAAGCAAAATGCTAATGCGTTCCACACTGCTGCGGCAGTTAAAGAATACATGGCTGAACATAGGATAGGCCCTGAAGAGGCTTTGCGCCGGGTTGTCGCTGACAATAAGCACGCGGGGTCGCTAGCTGATGTATCTGCCACAGCGCCGGACATCATTGACCGCGCAGGCAGGCCGGGAGAGGCTGCTAGCCTTCGTAGATTCGGGGACACTGTGCTTAAGCGAGCTGAGGGGCATGTGCCGCTCAGCGAGGAGGAGGCTCTTGATGCGTACATGAAGCTTCCTGGCGAGGCTATGGCGCGGAATGTAGAGCGTAGGTCTAACCTCTCCGCTGAACAGCGGAGAGATATGGACCCCCTAGCACATCTGTCTGAAGGTGGATCGCTAGACGTTAAGCCAGAGGAAATCAAGGCGTGGTCGCCAGCATACCGCATGTCGGGTAAGGCAGCAAGTGAACCTATTCATGCGCCTGTGCCTGAGGACAAGTACAAGAGCAAGGTGCTGGAGAGGCTTCCCCCCAAGATGGTGGACGTGCCCCGGCAGCATCTTGAGCAGGAGCTTAAGCGTCCGGACGTCACGCAGGCTGAGAAAGATGCCATCACCTCTGTGATGGCGGACCTACCTGGAGATAAAGTACCCAAGTCTGCGCTTGAGTTGAGCTA